ATTATAATAAAGTAAGCGATTGGTTAAAATCTAAATTTGATGTTGCTGATGTTTTACTTGAGGAAGTTAAAAGAAGCAATGATGTTGAATTGGGAGAATTATGGGCAACATCAGAACACACACAAGAGTTAAAAGATCTATATCTTGATAATACTAATATAGTCATCCCAATTGATATTAGAAATAATTATATTCCATATAGTTGGGAGTTATTTGATAAAAATGAAATGGGTCATAATATAATGTTCTATCAATACCTTAGCAGTATAAATAGGTTCTTCTCATTAAATGATAGTAGATTAAGAAAACAAATACCATTTTATGATATTGGTTATCTTAAGACAAATTTATTAGGGATATATTTCCTATTAATTAAATATAATTACAAAGATTATGTAAAAAAATATACAAAATATTTGTATGAAAAAATGGATGATATTATTGATAATAAAAAGATGTTTTTAGAATTTAATGATATTTTACATTCAATTTTAGAATGGTATTCAATAGCAATGATTATTAATAGTCATAAAAATAAAGTAATAATCCATACTGGATTGGCACACTCTGAAAAAATAGTATATTATTTACAAAGAATATTTAATTATAAGATAATAGATGAACAGGGATCAACTCAAGTGATAGATCTTAATAAACCTGTTGCAAGTTGTTTCTTATTACCATCTGACATATCTAGACAATTTGGAGGATTTTATAATCATTAAACCCAATCTGTATTATTCTTTTTAGAATTATAATAATTTAAATCTCTACTATCAAATATTTTTAGATCATTCCACAATACATAAGAATTAACCCAATCATTATTTTCACATTTTTCTTTAAATAAATAAATATATTGAGTCGTATTAATATATATATTTACAGAATGATTATGCCCCCAACCTCCATCTGAATCAGTTCTTGATACATATAATTTATTATCTTTAATTATAAAACTAAATGTATCATTGTGTTCATTTCTATTTAAGTAAATATTATATTCACTATCATCGGGAAAATAATACAAGTCTATTATTTTAGTATTCACTGTACTAGGTCCAATATCAACACTAATTTTTATTGTATTTATAACATATTCTTTATTAGCTTCAACATTAATGAGATTACAATTTTGTTCTATACAACTATACATATCATAAGTTGGTCCATTATGTTTTTGATATACTTTATTTTGTATAAAAGATAATATGAAACTTAATAATAATAAGTTTTTAGGAGGTGTTATCATAAATGCTTGAAATATACTCTTACTATTTACTGATAAACACGAATAGAATGTATTATCATTCTTTACTAAATTATCAATAGCGACATATGGTATTAAATCGATATCTGCATATACACCACCTTCAATATATAATTTACATAATCTCCATAGATCTGCCTTGTACATACCTTCTTCTATTTTATTAAATAACAAGGTAATATCACTACCAAAATGTTTCTCTAAAAATAAAACACAGTCATTATCATTATTAAAATTAATAGTATGATTCGGATTTAATTTTTCCCATTTTTCAAAAACATATTTTGGAGGGTTATTTTTCCACGTCATATGTATTATTTTTGGAATTTGTATAACTGTTTCTTCATTTTCATTATCATTCGGATTATCAAATATTTTATTATTTACATTTAATATAACATTTATACAATTTAATGCAGATTTACCTATGTAAAAATAATAAGATTTATTATTATAAATAACATCAATATACAAATTATGATGCCATCCCGAATTAATATCAACTCTTGTAATTTTCAATAATACTTCATTTTCAGATAAGTATGTATTTAATATATTGAATTTAATCCCTTTAATACAAATAATTGGATTAAAAATAATATTATATATCGGTTTATCAAATAATAGATTATCTGTAAAAATATAAAAATTATTAATATTTTTTAAATTGTATAATATATCTGTTTTATTATTCTGTACTAATTGGATATGGTAATTTTTATCATATTTATCTAGTTTAATCTTAATAAATGTATCAGTCTTTTCAATTTTATAAGAAAAATTTTCTATATTACTATTGATGTTTATTTCATCTATTAAATTATAATTTAATCTAAAAACTTTATCTGCAATATTATCACATAATATAAAATCAGTCTTATAGATTGATGAAGGGATTAAGTTGTATTCTTTACAAGACATATAATGATCTTTTATATTATCTTTAGTAAATATATTGGGTAAATTATTAATACTCATATAATTATTATAATTTAAATTATTAATTATATAATCAGGTGTTATTTTAGATATTTCATTATCCACAATATTATTATCTGAAAATTTATTTATTTTATTCAATAAATTTATTAGTAATTTACCATACAAAGTATGGCTATTGCTAATAACCCATTCAAAATTTGTAATATTTCTTAAATAATGATTGCTATGATGATTCCATAAATGTAATGTAATTAATTCATCTGGAATTTCAAAAGGATTTACAAAAATTAAATTAATTACTTCCCAATCAGGATATAAAAAATATTTTGTATCTAATAAAGTCAAATTATCAATATGTGTTGCTAATTCACTTGGTAAATAAATAGATGCTTCACCCCAACCATTAGGATTAAAATAAGTCTCATATAATTTATACCATTTTGAAATAAAATCAGATTCTGGTTCTGACATCATAATTGCATTACATAGCCCCATATTTCTTCCAGATGTTGTTGTTTCTCTTGCAATTACAAATTTATTAAATAATAAATCTTTATAAGGTCTAACACAAATAGTATCGATATCAAAATAAACACCACCATATTTTTTTAATATATTCATTCTCAATATATCAGATTTATGAGCAGTTTTTAATAAGGGTTTGCTCCCAATATTTGTTGGAATAATCACTTTTATCATATCAACCATATATTTAATTTTTTCCCACCAATATCCCTTTGGTTCATAATGATAATGAAAATAAATTTTATCAGGATTGTTTATTATTTTACACGATAAAACTGCAATATAATATACAAATAAGAAATCCTCTTTTTGTTCTACCAAGCCATAATTAAAATGAACAATATTAGGAATCATATAAATACATAAAATAAAATAAATTATATAAACTTGTAAAAATTTTAATTTTTTGATATAAATTAAAATTTTTATATAATTAATTATAATGTCATCAATATTTAATGATAATGATTTTAATTCAGGTGATGGTATGATAACATCAATATGGGGACCACCAATGTGGCACGTTCTTCATACAATAAGTTTTAATTATCCAGTAAAACCAACTGAAGACCAAATGAAGTATTATTTTAATTTCTATTCAAATTTAGAAAATATATTACCATGTAAATTCTGTAGAGATAATTTAAAAAATAATTTAAAAAACAATCCTCTAACAAAAAAGACAATGACTAGTCGCAATACATTAAGTAGATGGGTGTATGATTTACACGAAACAATTAATAAAATGTTGGGAAAGAAATCTAATTTGACTTATGAGCAAGTTAGGGAAAGATATGAGTTTTTTAGATCAAGATGTGTAGAAGATCCTAAAAAAAAAGTAAAAAAAGAAATAGAATCTGGTTGCATAGAACCATTATATGGAATTAAATCTAAATGTATTCTTAATATTGTACCACGAGATAATAGAAAGAAATCTTTTATTATGGATCCTAAGTGTAAATTAAAAAGATAAAATTTACTGTTCTAATGCTTGTACAACATCATTCATCTCATTATTAGTCAAGTTGTATTGTTGTACATTATCATCTTCTCCTAAATTATTATATTCAACCTCATCATTCTCTATTCTATCATTATTATTGAGTTCCCCCATTTGATTTTGTTGCATTTGTTGTTGCATTTGTTGTTGCTGCATTTGTTGTTTTTGTAATAGCATTTTTTGTTGTTTTTCAAGTAATGCTTGTTGTTGTTGTAATCTATTATTCTCATTAAATAAATGTTCATTTTGTTGTTTTAAAGTTGTTAATTCTGAATCCTTCATTTGCAGATCTTTATTTAATTCAGTTGTAGGTTTAAAATCTTGATGCAAATCTTTAAAATCTTTTAATTTACCTTTTAATGCATTCTTTTTTTTGTAATAAAAAACTACACCTCCTATAGCAACTAATAATAATAATACATATAATTTTTTGTCATATAGTTTTGATAAAAATGATTTTGATACTAAATTATTAGGATCTACATTAACAACTTGTTCTACAACTTGAGGTACAGGAACACTAACATTTGGTGTATCTGGTACTACTGATTTTAAAGTATTCTCCATATTATATTAATATTAAGATAATAATATAATATATTAAACTCAGTACTTACCACACTACTTAATGATAAAAACTCATTATCATGCTAAGATTATCCATAAAAATTGATATAAAATATAATTGTACTAATATATTAATATATATAGTAATGTCTAAAAGGAAAAGAGATGATTATATTAGAGCTTCTAGTGTAAGTAATTGTATACTTAATGATAAGCTTGTAGATTATTTACAAATAAATAAAGTAGATAAAAATATTAGTAGGGACTATATAATGGAACAAGGTAATATTTTTGAGGAAGAGTTGCTTAAAATTATTAAAGATAAACATACTGTTGTTAGTATTAGTAATATTTACGATACCAAAGAAAATAAGTTTAACGAGACAAAGAAATTAATAGCTGAAAATAATAATATAATATATCAAGGTTATCTATATGATCAAGATAACAATATCGGCGGAAGTCCTGATTTATTAGTTAAATCAACATATATTAATAAATTAATGAATAATATTATTATTCTTGAAAATGAACAAAAAATTAATGATAAAGATTATTATGTTGTGATTGATATTAAACATTCTAATATTAATTATGATACATTTAATTATATTAAGAATGATAATAGAATCCCTGCTTATAAATCACAATTATATGTATATACCAAGATATTAAATCAACTACAAGGTATTAATATTAATAAGGCTTATATTTGGGCAAAATCTTATAATAAAGATAATACTGATTTCTTAAATAATCTGGGTATTATAGATTATGATACAATTGATAAAAACTCAATTGATGATACTAATAAGGCAATTAGATGGTTAAAAAATCTTTATTCAGATTATGATAATATTGTGATTGAAAATGAACTTGAATTATATCCAAATATGAAGAGTAATACATTTATTAAAGATAAAAATGAAATTAATAAAAATATAAACGATATAACAACAATTTGGAATTGTAGTGTTAAGAAAAGAAAAATTGCACACGATAATAATATATATAGTTGGAAAGATGAAAAATTAACAGCCGAGTTATTAGGGTTCAAAAATAATAAGGCAATGATTATTAATAATATACTTGATATCAATAGACAAGAAGAATATAAGATTAAAATAATTAATAAAATAGATGATAATATTATTCATAGTAATAATTTGATTATATATTTAGATTTTGAAGGATTTACTAATAATTTACAATCTAAAATTAAAGCGGGAGTAATCACAACATCTGAATATTACATATATATGATTGGTATTGGATACATGTCTAATGATAAATGGTGTTATAAATCATTCATATTAGACAAATTAGATCAAATGAAACAAATACAGCTATTTCAATCATTATTCTACTATTTAAGAACTTTATTAAGAAGTATGAAGAAAAATAAAATAAATTTTTATCATTGGAGTAATTATGAGAAAACTCATTTTAATAAAATTAAAGAAAATATAAAATTATGTTTAACTGATGATGTTTATGAATTTACTGATTTGTGTAAGATATTTCAGAATTCTGTTGTTATCAAAGATGCTTTTAATTTTAAATTAAAAACAATAAGTAAAGCTCTTTATAATCATTCTTTGATAGATACACATTACGATGACACAAACCAATGTGCGAATGGACTTGATGCATCTATACTCGCATTAGAGTCATATGATACTAACAATATGATTATAATGAAAGATATTGAAAAATATAATGAGATTGATTGTAAATTATTACATTCTTTACACTATTTATTACAAAAATTATCTATATAAATATAATGACTATTACAAAACCAAAATTTGATTTAAGAAACTACATTGGGGGTAAATTAAATAACAATATTAAATATATAATTATTAATGATAATACTCTGGACAAAACATATATTAGTGTTAATATAAAGGCTGGGTCATATAATGAGCCAAAGGGCTATGATGGTTTGGCACATTTTCTGGAACATATGTTATTTATGGGTAGTGAGAGATATCCTCATGAAAGTTATTTTATGGATAAGGTGTCTAAATATTCTGGTTTTAATAATGCTCATACACAACCAACTGAGACGTGTTATTATTTAGGTTTTCTAAATGATGGGTTTGATGAAATTATTGATATATTCAGTAGGTTTTTTATAGATCCTTTATTTTTAAAAGATGCAATTGACAGAGAAATGAATGCGGTTAATAATGAACATTTAAAAAATATAAATGATGATAATTGGATTTTTAATCAATTTATTAGAGATATTAGTAGTAATAAGAATTTTTTTTCAACAGGAAATCTAGAGACTCTTAATAAAAAAGATATTAGAGAACGAATGATTGAATTTTATAAAAAATATTATATAACTCAGAATATTTCTATTTGTATTGCAACTAATCTCAATACGATAAAAGTTATAGAATCATTGAATCGTACATTTGGTACAATAAAGGAACAAACATCAGAACATATAAATACAGGAATTATTTTTAAGAATAAAGGTTCGTCATATTATTTAAAATCTATTAGAGATATTTATAGATTAGTTTATATTTGGCAGATCCCAGAACAATTTGAATCATCTCAATACATGACCCAAGAATTTACCATATTGGGGCAATTATTAACAATTAATATTGAAGGGTCGTTAAAGTTTTATTTAAAAAATAATGGTCTAATTAATAACATATCATATTATGTTGCAACGGAGGGATATTTTGAGATATATTTTGATTTAACACATGAAGGGTCTGAATCTATAGATACCATAGAAACATTATTAAATAGTTATTTGGAATTAGTATATCGTTTAGATTTTAATAAAATATATGATTATTTTAGCAAATTGAATATGATTAACTTTAATTATCTAAATAAGGTAGATACAATGGATTTATGTCTTTATTTTTCAAGTAATTTACATTATTATGAAATAAATGATACTTATATTGGTTCGAGTATTATAAAAAAATCAAATGATTATATTGGGATTTTTAAAAAATATATTAATAATATGAACCAGATTAAAATAATAGTAAAACAAAATTATAAAACTTCATCAAAGGTAAAACTAAAGTATTATGAATCATATTATTCAATCATTAAATTAAATAATTTTAAACATGATACTAAATACTTTGATAAATTAAAAACTATTAGTTTTAGTAATAGTCTTCTTGATATAAAACCTATTATTATAAAAAATTTAGACAAATATATGGTACCCAAATTACATAAGAATTATTGGGTTGGCGGGTTAAGTAAATTTAATGAACCTATTATTTATTTTACAATTAATATTACTAATAACACGTATTACAATAATCCTACTAATTATTTAAATACAATGATATCGTGTAGTGTATTGAATTATCTTTTATCATTAAAATTTTTTGAAGCATTTAAAGTCGGTTTCACGGTGTCATTTCATCCAAGTACCAGTCTATCATGTATAATGATATCTGGTTCTAGTTTAAGTGATAATATTAAATTTAATCAATTTATGGAAGAACTATTTGATTTTATCAAAAATATAAATGATAATATTAAAATATTATCAGATTCTTATATTGAAAGTATTATAAATAGTATTATGATGAGTATTATGAATAAGATGTATTCAAATCCATCTCAATATAATCAGTATATAGTTATGTTATTAACTAATCCAAATGAATATTCAAATGAAGTACTATTAGATAGTATAAAAAATATAAATAGTAAGATGGTTAGAAAATATCTTGAAAGATTATTCATAATGAAATCTAATATAACGAATATTTTTTATGGATCAATAAAAGGCGTTTCTAATTATAAATTATCAGATTGCTTTAACAATAAGGGCACAAGTGTCTTACCTAAAATAAAACCATTTTGGTTATGTGAAAGAAAGACTTGTTCTTATGATACTCCTTTTAATAATAGAAAAATCATTATAGTGCATCCTGATAAAAATCAAAAGTCAAGTTCAGTAATGTTTTATTATAATGTGGGGCCATTTCTACCCAAAAATAATCTATTATTATTTATTATAGTTGATATACTTGCTGATAAATTTTTTGATGAATTAAGAACAAAAAAACAACTTGGTTATTTAGTGTCAATGAATGTCAATAATATAATGAATAATTATGCAATTACACAAAATGTGCAATCAGACCAATCAATAAGTGTTATTATTGAATCAATAGATTATTTTAATAAAAATTTATTTTCTTTTATTAAAGAATCTGATATGGATGAATATAAAGAAAGAGTAAGGAATTATTTAAATATTCGTGATACTAATACTCATGAAGTATTTAGTAGAATTCAATCAGAGATTTTTAATAGAACATTTTTATTTAATAGGAAGGAATTATTAATAAAACACATAGAATCTATTACATTTAATGATATTAAAAAATTTATAAAGAGAGTAATAAATGATAAGAATTGTATTAAAATAATAATTAAAGGTCATTAAATTTTATCATAAATCATATAATATATTTTATCAATATTCTCACTAAGAAAATTAATAGGTTCCACTTTATAGAGATTATTTGTAATAGTTATATTATTATAGGTTAATTTATAAAAACTAGGATTATCTTTATAAATAACCAGTGATATATTATTTTCAAATCCATATGACAAAATATTAGGCGACACTTCATTACAATATTTTAATTTACCCTCATAAACTCTTTTACTATCTAAAATTCTAATAGATTCTATAACACCATAATTTTTTGATTTAACACATAAAAATATATTTTTATCAATTTCCATCTGATAAAGCATATTTGTTTTACTATAACCAAACATATTTCCCATTATATAACTAATTATTTTTTACACAAAATGGTATATAAATAATTATGCGTTTTACATTTAATAACTATGGGATTATTATTATCTAAATTTTCATATAAATATTTGTTATAATAAATAGTTATATGAAAGTAATATTGAGGCAAAGTAATACTAAAGATTTAGAATCTATATATGAATTACAGACTAAATGTTTTATAAAATCAGAACATTGGTATCGTAATGCAATCCAGAATTACTTAGATGATGGTTATGTTCTTGAAATTATTTTACAGGATAATAAGAGTAAAATAATAGGTGTTTTATTACACGGGAAAATAGTACCGTGTAATGAAGGTATCTTTAATAATAGTGGTGATGTATTTGTTCCAATGAATGATAATGGTAAATATTTCCTCAATAATAATTTACATAAAAAACCAATAGAAGGAATTACAATGATATGTGTTCATCCTAAATTTAGAAATAAAGGTTTGGCTCAAAAATTAATTACTAAATATCATGGTGATAATAAAAATAAATTATTATGTTTAAATACACGTGCTAGTAATCCTGCTTTTAACTTGTATGTTAAAACAGGTTATGAACATATTGGAACTATCAATGATAAATATTTTTTACCCACTGAAGATAGTATGTTTATGATTAAAAATAATTATGATGCTGTATCTTCTTGATTATATTTTATAAGTAAATCAACAAAGTTATTTAATAAATTATAATTATAATTTATTAAATATTATCTTATTTTATATATATGAGTACAGTAAATACACAAAATGCACTTGGATTCCAATATAGTTTATTTACAAATGGAGATTTTATAAGTGCTTCTAATAATTTATGTATTGGGAATAATATTGTAATTAATAGTACTGGTTTAGGACCAAATATAGTAAATTCAAATCTTACATCTTTAGGTACTATCACAAATTTAACTGCATCATCAGGATCTATAGGTAATCTTTATGTTGGTAGTAGTACAGTAGGTAGTATTAATACGAATACTTTTTATGCAGGGTCTTCAACTATTGGAACATTATACACAAGTTATGCAACATCAAGTAATTTATCTAGTAGTTCTGGAACAATAAATAATTTATATTCCAATAGTGGTACAATAGGAAACCTTGCAACAAATTTATTACAATTAAATCAAGGAACATCAAACACATTATTTGTAAAATCAGGAACAATAAATAATCTGTCTATAACAAATGGCACAGCAAGTAATTTTTATATACAATCTGGTACAATTTCCAATTTAATAGTTAATGGTAATACAAATAATATACCACCAATATACATAACATCCGCAACACCTAACCTATTACCTGCTAATAATTATTTTAATGGAACTAATGGAACCCTAACATCAAATACTACTCCTGCCACGCAAAATATTAGCTTACAAGCAGCCAACTCTATTTGGACACAAGGGGCATTCATCGCTTCCTCTGATCAAAGAATTAAAACAAATATTAAAATAGCTGATACATCTATTGCTTTACAAAATATATTAGATCTTCCGTTAATGTCTTTTAGTTATATCGATACAATAGAAAATGGGTCAAGTCCAGTTGTTGGTATGATTGCACAAAATGTAAAACAAGTTGTTCCAGAAGCAATTACTCTAGCACTAGGAACCATACCATCTATATATAAATTGGCTGAAAATATTGAATTAGTAGATGAGAATGTTTTACTAACAGTATCTTATAATGATAACAATATGATGATAGAAGGTAAATTAGAATTAACAGTAGAGGATATTGGTAAAATATTAGTAGATATTATAGATTTGGGTATAAATACTATAACGGTAAGTAAATGGGATAATTTTGATATTACAAAAAATGTATTTATTTATGGACCACAAATAAATGATTTCCATACAGTTGATGAGCCGTATTTGGGAATATTATGTATGGGTGGTATTCAAGAATTAAATAATAGAATCAATACATCTGTTAATTCTATTAATTCATCCATATCAAGTTTATCTACAAATGTTGATACCAATGTAAATACAATTAATCAAACATTAGATACAATTAACTCACATTTATTATTTCTAGATAATACAACACAAACAGCAAATGGAAATATTACTATATTACAAATAAACACAACATCATTAATGAATCTAATGGATACAATATATCGAGGTACTAATAGTTTGACGCTTACTAATAGCATCCCAATACAAGAACCAATAACAAGTGATATTATGGTTGGTAATATATTGCTAGGATATGATTCTAATAATTATACTTCCATCCAATCAGTCATACCAGCTGACTACTCATTAGCAGGTGGTAGATTGGATCTTTGCACTGCAAGATCTAATAAAGACCCTAGACAAATACCAAGAATATCCATCTTATCAGGGGCAGGTGGTAATGGTAATGTGGGAATAGGTACCACCAATCCATCAACAAATTTAGATGTAATAGGAACAGCAAGGATTACTAACACACTACTAGTTAATAATATTGTTATGGGTTCTACCACTTTAAAAAATAGTGGTAATAATAGTACAAATTTTATTTTACCAGATAGCAATGGAAATAATGGAAATGTGTTGATGACAGATGGTAATGGTAAAACTAATTGGAATGATATTAGTAATTATATTGGTTTGCAAAATATTATTAATAACATCGATCAACTTATTGATACTTCTAATAATAATAAAATGAATATAAATATATTACTTAATGATACTATTAATAATACTAATATAATAACTAATATATCAAATCAAGTTAATAAAAATAATTCAGATATTAGTATTTTACAAACATATAATACATTATTATTAAATTTAATTAATAAAATAAAAAATAATACTACTCAAGCAACAGATAATATTAGTATAATAAATAATGCGATTGAGTCATTAAATATTAAGATAGATAATAATAATATTGATACAAATAAATTAATAACCGATAATACTAATATAATAACCGATCTATCAAATCAAGTTAATAAAAATAATTCAGATATTAGTATTTTACAAACATATAATACATTATTATTAAATTTAATTAATAAAATAAATAATAATACTACTCAAATAAATAATAACATTAATATAATAAATGATACTATTGATTCATTAAATATTAAGATAGATAAAAATAATTCAGATATTAGTATTTTACAAAATAATAATATTGATACAAATAAATTAATAACTGATAACACTGATAGGATTTTTAATGTGTCAAATCAAGTTAATAAAAATAATTCAGATATTAGTATTTTACAAACATATAATACATTATTATTAAATTTAATTAATAAAATAAATAATAATTCTGATCAATTATCTAATAATATTAATAATCTGGAAATAGAATTTAAATCTTTGGGAGTAGAAATGAATACTTTACATACAAATAAGACAATGATAACAGAACAATTAAATACAATATATCGAGGTAGTAATAGTATAACTCTTACTAATAGCATTCCAATACAAGAACCAATAACAAGTGATATAATGGTTGGTAATATATTGCTAGGATATGATTCTAATAATCATACTTCCATCCAATCAGTCATACCAGCTGACTACTCATTAGCAGGTGGTAGATTGGATCTTTGCACTACAAGATCTAATAAAGACCCTAGACAAATACCAAGAATATCCATCTTATCAGGTGCAGGTGGTAATGGTAATGTGGGAATAGGTACCACCAATCCATCAACAAATTTAGATGTAATAGGAACAGCAAGGATTACAAAAACATTATTAGTTAATAATATTGTTATGGGTTCTACCACTTTAAAAAATAGTGGTAATAATAGTACAAATTTTATTTTACCAGATAGCAATGGAAATAATGGAAATGTGTTGATGACAGATGGTAATGGTAATACTAGTTGGATTGATAATAAACAACCTGTACATATTAGGTATTCAGATATACCTAGTATAATTAGTTATTGGGATTCAATAAATAATAATTATAATACTGTGTCTAATTATGATAACTTAGTATCAAATTATTATTATTTATCATGGGTAAATAATATTCCAAAAGATCAAAATAATTTATCAAATAATAATTGGAACAATGGATTATTTACAGTACAAGTTAATGGTTTATATAATATTAATATATCGTTACAAACTAATACTCAAGTATATTTATTTATTTCAAAAGGTAATGATTCTAATCCTGCTATATCTTCATCAACTAATATTATAAATAATTTAACAGATTATAATACCTTAATTATATCAAATATTTCGAATAATATTAATAATCAATTCTATATAACAAATATAAATACAATAGTATCATTATTAACAACTGATTATTTAATATTTGGCCTTTATAGTACGGATAATGGAGCCTTAATTGCAAATTCAACTAATATAGCCCCTAATTCACAATTTACAATTACATTAGTTCAAAGAACTTAATAAAAATATTATGTTTTATATATTAATGAATAATTATGATATTGGATTTAGAGGCAATATAAATGTGAATGGCAATGTTAATTTAACAAATTCTGGATCATTTCAAATTAATGGAATATCTGTATTAACTAATAATTCATTAGGACCAAATGTAGTATCGTCTGGTTTAACAACACTAGGTACATTATCTAATCTAAATGTCAGTGGTCCAACAATTATGAATAATATGACTGCTAGTAATATTACAGCAAATAATTTAATACTACCAAATAATAATTTTACAGCTAATAATCTAATAATACAAAATGCATCAATAGGTAGTTTATCTGTAAATACAGGGACATTACCTAATATATTTATTACTAATCATAGTGCAAATAATTTATATACAAAGTCTTTATATTTTATGTCAAGTAATATCACATCTGGAACTATGAGTACATTACTTGCAAACACTAGTAATATTAATACTTTATATTCTACAAATAATGTTGTTGATAATAGTATTGCCAGTATATATGGAATAGTATCAAATTTAAATGTTATAAGTACATCTAGTATTGGAAACTTATATGCAACAAATGCAACATTTGGTAGTATAAATATAACTAATTCATCTGTTGCAAATTTTAATGCCGATAATGCAACTATCTCATCTATTTCAATTAATAGTGCCACAATATCTAGTTTATATGTTCCAAATCAAACTACTAACAATTTGACTATTATGAATGGTACTGCTGGTAATTTATATTCCAATAATGGGACTATTAGTAATTTAAGTTTTACAAATGGAACAAGTGCAAGTATTACTGTATCAAATGGAACAATATCTAATTTATATAGCAATAGCGGTACAATAAATAATTTATATAGTACTAATAATACATCAACTAATCTATCTACTATAAATAGTACATCAACTAATCTGTATGCAATTAATAGTACATTTGCTAGTCTATATACTAATAATAGTACTACTGCTAATTTATATAGCAATAATGGAACAATTAACAATCTTAATAGTAGTAATGGAACTATAAATAACTTATATGGTGGTAATGCGACTATGAATAATTTATATAGTCAAAATGCCACTTTTGGGAATCGTAATATTTTAAATTTGAGTGCTACAAGTAGTACAATAACTAATCTATATACCAGTAATTTCACATCAAATAATTTATATATCAATAATAGTACAATTGATAATTTAAGTATTATAAATAATGGTACAATCACAAGTTTATATGCTACATCTGGTACAATTTCCACATTAAATATTAACCAATCGCTTAATATTGGCAATACTATACTAAAATCAAACGCAAATGCGAGTACAACATTCATATTACCATCTAATATGGGATCAAAAGGACAAATATTATCATTATCTAATAATTTAGGAACAACAAGTTGGATACCACAAACAACATGGCTACAAAACGGTAATAATATTTATAATAATTATAATGTGGGAATTGGTAATAATATTCCTCAATATTCTCTTGATATTGCAACAAGTTCTACACATCCATGTATAAATATTAATAATGGTACAAGTGGTAATAATGCTATAAATATTAATAATGGTATAAATGGTAATGGATCTATATTTAACGGTGGTAATTATTTAGGAGTAGGTTATAATATGACACCTACAGCATACTCATCATTATATTCAACTCCTTCATCGGTGAATGCAAATGGTAGCGCCATATTAATAG